TATTAATTTCATCATCGTTCATATTTTTTTCCTTAATATCCGAAGGTACTATCTGCTACTCTCATACCTGTACTAGGTGCGCCTCTTGGGTCGTAGTCAAAGATACTGAACCGGGGTCTTGACATTATACCATACCTTAGTGCATCGTACAAGTGGTCTTCACTATTAGTGTCAATGTCTTCTGAGTTTTTCTTATCCAGCGGGATAGAGGGTAACTGGGAGACCATGTTTGTACAACTATTAAAGAAAACAAGTCTTGGCTCCTCTGTAAAATCATCTATCTGCAAACGTCTATGTATTTCGTTCTTACCTGCTACACGACTGCCACGGCTTCTATCTGATGGTCGCCAACGGCATCCCCTACTTACCATCTGCTCTGCAAGGCTAGGGCCAGTGTCACCACGCTTATGCCAAAGAGAACTATCCAGTACACCATATTTAATAGTCCCATCACCCGCTTCTGCTTCTAGTATCATATCTGCCAAATCTGCGGCAAGAACTTTAGAAACGTAGAGTTCTCTATATACAATAAGTTGTTCATTAGGTGCGACAGCAAACCAAACAACCCCAGACTTACTGCCGTAACCGTAATCGCAAGCCCTAAACTTAACCCAATTATTAGGTATATCGAAAGGCTCAACAACATGAATGCTACGGTCAAACTCAGTAAAGGCCGCGCCTTCTTTAATATCCCAATCACCTTCGAGAAGTTGCCTACGCTGCTGCTCTGGGAGCGAGAGGAGCATAGCCTCGTAATCTCCTGCTTCCGCAAGGTAAGGATTGTCAGAGAGTCTAGCTGGTATGAACCTACGCTTGAATAAAGACTTTCCTGCCTTGCTATGTCCTGCTGGATAGCGTAGTACTTCTCCTGTTTCACTGTCTGTAGCCTCAAAGGTTGAATCATATGGTGCGGGGTCAATAAACATTTTCTTAACCCAAGCGTGACCTCTTCCTCCGGGGTTTGTAGTTGCCCTCATATAGATAGGCAAATCTGGTGCAGTGGACCGTAAACGAGAACGCATGTAATTCCATGCATATGGTGTGGACCATTGTGTTAATTCGTCAAAGCCTATCCAGCTAAAAGCTAGACCCTGATAACGCAAGACATCATCATCTCTATCCAGATAAGACATCCACAATCTTGCGCCAGAGGGCGCAGTCCACTGCATCTTTCTTTCTGACCACTTAATACCGGGCCAGATTTTCGGGTACAGTTCCTGCGACTTGAATACAAGTTCTCTCAGTTCCTCTGTTGTATGTCGTAACAACAGTCCACTGAAAGCAGGGTGTCCCATGTAGCGTAGTGGGTCAGCAAGCATGGCATAAGACTTACCACCACCTGCACTACCACCAAATAGAACCTCACGCTCTGGTGCAGCTAGAAAGCTAGTCTGCGGTCCTTCATTAGGCTTGAAGAGTACGTTAGCAGTCTGCTCAATAGCAATGGTATCAAACTCAGGAGTAAGTGTTTCCTGTATCTCAACCGTTGGCTTTGGAGCCTGTTCTTTCTTCTTCGAGGACTTTCGCTTTGGCGATTGCCTTTTCCGCATACTCTGCCCACTGGCGGATGCTTTTAGCTTGGTTCTTACGCTGTCGCTCATTCTGTAATCTTTTCCTTAGACCTACATGCGAGATGTATCTACCGCTGTTTGTTGACAGCCAGTTAGCTACTTCACGATATGAATACTGATTTGTGTATGCTCTTGCCTTCTCAAGCAAGTCTAGTTCAGTTGGTATAGGGTCAAGAATGTCGGGGTCTTCTTCACTCTGTTTATATCCGAATGGTACAGTCCTAGCAATGCGAGGTATCTGTACCCATTCGTTTTCTTCTTTAATGTCTGTTGGCTGTGGTAGCTTCCACTTGCCTATGCTACGTGTCATCGTTTCTTACGGTTGTCTACTGTAGAAAGGACCATACCACCTTTGCGGAAATCAGAAGAACCTTTATTCTTTTTAATATTTTCTAAGGCTCTCATCTGTTCTGCTGTAGCCGTTGGTGCGGGTCGGCTTCGTGGTAAATCCATACCCAATTCTGTAGAGTAGGCTTTACCTGAAGGTGAAGAATCACTTTCGCTTCTAGGATTTCTTTTATATTTATTAGCTTTTGAACGATTTTCTTGTGCTACTTCAGCTATACGTTCTTCTCTGCTTCCGTTAGTTCTACCTAGCCCTGATACCATAGGCGGTTTTCTAACAGGGGCTTTTGTTTCAGAATCAAATTCATAAAATCTGCCGCCGATACCTTTAGGTTTAAAATAAACAATATTTTGTTCTTGTCTAGCTGCTTCATATCGTTTAAGCTGACTAGGACTTAGCATATCTTTATTTTTACCTGTTATTTTTATAGCACCCTTATCAACAAGTTTACTAATCTTACTTTGATTTTTGCTGTTCTCGTCCATTAGTCATCATCCTGTACAATAGCTTTAGGTGGCATAAGCATGACACCGCCTGATGCCTCTACCTGCATTTTCTCAGTTTTCACTAGACCTGTGCGGTCAAGCAGTTCTTTAGCCGCTGACATCTTATCACGGATACCTAGTTCAGTTGGGTCAAACAAACCACCCACCATAGCCATCGCAGCTTTAGGTGCGTTACGTGCCATGTACATCTGCGTTGCGTCAAGGATTTCTTCTTTCAATCCTTTTACAATAGCTGTTGTTGGGGTGTTATCAGAATAGCCAGCCAGTTTCTTAGCGGCAACTACGTCACCGCCAGCGTCCTCGAAGAGGACTTCCAGAAACTTCTGTTGTCTTTCGTTTAGTTCTCTAGGCACTACATCTCTCCGTGGTGCATTGCGTGAGCAAGTTTAGTCGCACGTGATTTTACCTGATTTGCCCACCTGCTGTCAAGCATTTCTTTTGCTGCAGTAGGAAAATCTTCACTGTGTATTGCTGCCCACATATTTTTAAACTTACATAGTCTTGGTACACCCATGTTAAACGCCATGTCCATGAGTATAAGTTGACGTACAGAGTCTAAGCTGTCCACGCAAGGGTGCGCTCTTAACAGTTCTTCCTCGACAATCTGAACGTCATTCGTTGCTAGATAAACCGCATCAGCTTCTGTAATACCATATTCGTACACATGCTCAATGGATGGTATATCCAAGTCAGATAACTCTTGCTCAGTTATACCACGGTCTTCCAGATTTCTTCCGATACCAATTGTGTCAATACCCAAGGTATCTTGATATACTTCTAATCGCAAGCCTTCATGCTGTATTAACTTTTTTATAAAATCATCTTTTGTGTATTTCATTTAGCATTCTCTATTAATAACTTTAACTTGGCTAATTCAATCTCTAGTTCATGTACTCTACCTACTGTATCTTGTACAGACTTAGGTGGTTCAAACTTATCAATCCAATTATCGTTCTCTTCAACTTCTTCCATAGTAAGTTCTAAGTTGTGTTCTAAAAAGCTAATACGTTCAGTCAAACCAAAATATACCCAGACACTGACAGCAGTAAATGCAATCATACTAATAAGGTTACGAAGTGGTATAGTTATTTCACTTGCTTCGTTTAACTTTGTAGCTGCTTGTTTCATTTCTCACTACCCAGCCATACCGCAAATGCACCTGTCATGGCCCCAGTGACTACACTCACTAATGCTGACTGTTGTGTCGTTGGGTCCGGTAGAGTCATAAACCACTCCACTACTCTCCACGCTGACACAGACATCATCAACATCATTATGCGAGGAAGTAACTTCCAAGCTAATACTCTTTCCATTGCGGCTGTCACGGTTAGTCCTTGCTTGTTCTTCTGTCGTGGTATTGTGCATGTCCCACATATGATATATTATTTCTTTCCAAAGAATTTAGATGCTGAACGTACTCCAAAAGAAGCGGCAACGATAACTCCCAAGGAATACTGATACCATTCAGGCATCTCATTAAGTCTTGCGAATCCGTTTGCAACTACTTCTTCCATCCCCGGTATAAACGCCATAACAAGTGGGATGGAAAAAAGCACCGTAAGCCACTCGTCTTTCCACGAAGACTGACTACCTTTAGCCATCTCCAAGTCCCAGTCAAGTTCGCCCGTAGCTTTCCTCTCCATAATGACAGCTTCGGCTTTAGCCTTTGCCACCTTTGCACCAGTCTCTGCTTTAGTCTTCTCAACTTTTCCATCTAACCATGTTCCCGCTAGTTGTGTTATTGGACCTATTAATAGATTCAGCATATTTATTTCCTATGTATTCTTTTAGTATACGCAA